CTTATAACGGCATCATCTTGTTGTTGCCCTTCCTCAAAATCTACTTCGGTAACTTCGACCAGATTGGTGAGTTAGTTCCTGAGAAGAAGAATGATTGAGGTAGTCATTACAGGCGACATGCTCGTCACTGCCCGAGACAAGGCGGCAGAGATGGGCAAGCTACGCAATAGCATCATCAGTGGGGCTGGCAACTTAGCTGGCTTCTTAGGTGAAGCTATTGCCCAGCAGGTCATGGGAGGTGTACTCGCTAACACCTATGAATATGACCTCATCCTGTGTAATGGTAAGACAGTGGACGTGAAGACTAAGCAGACTTCTGTTAAGCCGTTAGAAACCTATGAGTGTTCTATTGCTGCTTTGAATACTAAACAAGAATGTGACTACTACGCTTTCGTTCGTGTTAAGAACGACTTCAGTATTGGTTGGTTCTTGGGTGTGTATGAGAAGAAGCAATATATGCTTGACTCAAAGTATCTGACTAAGGGTACAATTGACCCCGACAATGGCTATGTAGTTAAGAGCGATTGTTACAACCTTCCTATCCACCAACTAAAGGAGCATACATATGCAACCCGTGAATAAAGCAACCATCATCTTCACCGACAATAATGACGGTGGTCTTGAGATGCAAATCTTGTTTGACCCTGAACCAGTCAACAAAGAAAGCAACGCACACATCGCTGCTGTGTTGGCTTATCAATACATCACACAGAAAGTTGACGAAGATGAACCAGCCTGAACAACCTATCAAGCGCACCTCTGTCACTACGACAGACATGCAACAGAAGACTAAGAAGGTGGAGTACTATGTTGTGCCTGACACGACAACAACGCTCTGCTTCATGCATCTGCATTGTGGCTTTCTCATCATTGGTAAGAGTGCCTGTGTAGACCCTGCTAAGTTTAATCAAGCTCTTGGTGAGAAGTATTCCTATGAAGATGCTATCAACAAGATGTGGGAACTAGAGGGTTATCTTTTGTCTAACGAACTTTATGGAGATGGTTATGCAGTTTAAACGTCCTCAACATTTGCTCAGCATCCAATTCGGCAAAGGCTATTACGCCTTTAGTCGTGGATGGTTGAGTAATAGTTATGACCCTACTAGCTTGGCTGGTAAGGAATGGCAACGTGGTTTCGATGCTGCCTATTTCGACAACCTTGTAAAACTGAAAATGTGATATAACATTTCCACGTTCCGGTAGCTCAACTGGCAGAGCAACGGATTCCAAATCCGTAGGTTGTGGGTTCGACTCCTACTCGGTTCGCCAACAAAAAGGGGTAGCTATAACGGCTACCCCTTTACTATTGGTCGGTACTTATCAACATTTACCGACGACTTGCAAGCCCACCCTTCGCCAGCTTTGGCACAAACTTCCTCACCTCATCCAGTGGTTTGACTCGTTTATTTTCATCAACCGCTGTAGAGATTGCAGGCTCTGACCGTTTAAACTTATCGAGCTTATCAATGAGTTCATACAAGTTCTGTGCCTTCTGCTTAGCCCCACCATCATACAAAATATCAGCAACTTCACGCATTTGTTTTTTGATACTGGGGTTCTGACCTAGATCACCTTTACCAGCACCACCAGCAAAGAAGTCGATTGCGGCTTGGTATTGCTGACCAAGACCAGTCTTAGTCGATGTCACCTTGCTCATGTTCATGTAGCTATTCATCAAGTCTTTGATGCCAGTATAAGACATGTAAGCCATCTTCATGCGTTCTTTAGGGTCGCTAGATTGACGAGCGATTTTCATGTACTCAGAAACAATCTCTTCGTCTTTCTTCATCTCAGCACGAATAACATCCCTGCCGCCACGATACAAAGCTTCTGACACTTCGGTATCAGCACCACGCAACTTAGCACCCCTACCTTTGACACGCAGCTTCTCAGCTTCCAGCATCATGTCTTCTGTTTCCAAGAAACCAGCACGAGGTAGACCAATAGGACGAACAACACCGGGTGCGCCGGTGACAGCGCGAAGGATGGTGTTCATGTCTTTTGCGTCATACTTCTCAGGAGCCATGTTGATTTTGTTGAACACATAATCAGCATAAGGAATCTCTGTGACGACATAGTTCTCTGGATTAGTACCACCAAACTGTGCGCCTCTAAAACCAAGATTCAAATCCCTAGTGAACGATGGAGCACCCACATACATCTCTGAGTGGAACTCATCACGCTTTGTAGGGTCTGTAAAGCCTGACTTTTTAATAGTGTTAATGTCTTCTGTTACACCTTGACCGTGGAACAGCTTCACAGGTGGCACATCCTTATACTTCTCACGCAATGTCTCAAGACGTTTCTGGTATTGACCAGCCATCTTCACAGCGTCAGCAAGCATCTCAGGGTCTTTAGGGTTGAGTTCAACACCACGAGAATATCGATAGTCGCCCAACACCACACCCAACACATCATCATCTACTGACGCAAACTTGTCGTTGTTACGCAGCTTAAAGAAGCTGTCTTCACGTACCTGTTTGATTGCAGCAACTGCAAAATTACGTTTAGTAGTATTGACATTACCAGTGATGGTGTTTGTGTCACCGGACAAATACTTAGGATCAACACCGTATTCATCAGCAACCGGCTCAACCTTTTTAACCACAGCTTTACCACCAACACTGACAGGATTGCCGTCGATGTCGTATTCAACTTCATCAACCAAAGACTCAGCAGACTCATCAGTCTTCTTAGCAAATGGTGGTGGAGGAATCTCAGACGACTTCAACCCTTTAGCCATACCTGTGAAACTATGCAGAGTGTTCTCATAGTCTTCAGGATTGGCAACCTTCCAAGACTTCAACTGTGCAGGCGTATACATATCCAGCATAGCTTCCTCACCCATGATGTAATCTTCATCGGTAAAAGCTTTAGAAGGAACAGAAGGCATAGGAGCCTCTATCGTCTGTGCTGGTGGGGTAGGTATGACTTCATCTGTTTGACTCAACGCTGGCGATTCTGGCAGGGTTGGTGCAGGTTCTGCTGCTTTAGGAAGCGCAGGTTTAGACTTTGCTGCGGTCTTAGGAAGCACAGGCTTCTTACCCATCAACATGTTTGCGGTTTGATCCAGTACTGGTGACGATGTATCTGGCACAGACTTCTTAGCTGCCGCTTCCTGCATCTCCTTCAGCAAATCAATAGAGCTTTTCTTGACGGCAGTACCAACTGTTTTACCAACAATGTCACTAACCAAACCACCGCCTGCAAACTTCAAACGACCACGAATAGACTGGGCCATAGCCAGTGCTGTCATGTAGTCTTTAGTTTGTTCGAGATCGTTGCCTGTGTTTTCCTTGTAGAACGCCGCTGTCTCACGCTTCACTTCAGGTGGCAGCTTTGAATACTTAACTGCGAAGACACGAGACTGACCACCTTCTTCAAACGCAGCAGCCATGTCTTTGTTGGTAGCAATCTCTTTAGCGTTACTCTGTGCCCAACTCAACAGGTTTTGCAACGCAATCTTCTTGCCGTCTTGCGATGCTGTCTGATAGTAATCGGTGTCTTTCACCTGATCAAACACATCCATGATCAACGGTGCCATTGTCTTACGGGCAGCAGCGTCAATGACTTTGTCGCCTGTGCTAGTAAACACTTTACCGAAATCAATCTTCAGCTTTTCAACCTCAGCTTCCAGTTCACTTGGTTTACCTTTAACGGCAATACCACTCAACATCTTCAAAGGACCGGCCTCATTAAACACAGCCTCTTCACGAAGTGCCGGTTGATACACAGGTAGTTGTTGTTTAACAACAGGTGTACGCTTCATGATTTGTTGCTGGAAAGATGTACCGAAACCTTCTTCACCCTGAGCAACTTGATAGGCATCACGAGGCAGGGTTTCATCACGGTCAATAGCACCAAGGATGTCGCTGACCTGAGCCAATGGAACAAATGCACGACCTAAATATTCACCAGCCCATTCACCGAAGAATGTGGAAATCTTTTGATTAGCACTACCTTCACCAGTCTGCATATTCGACAACGACTCAGTGAATTTATCACCAAGCCATGAGTATGTACCAGCAGGTGCTTTGAAACCAGTCATTGCTTCCAAGAACTCTTTAGTCTTGAACTCGTCAGTGCGACCCTTCTCAAGCTTCACCAACCAATCACCCATAGCCAAGAATGGTGCAGCAGGGAACAATGCTCTCATGTCCACCTTAGAACCGTCTTCACCTTCAGCGTCATACCATGCTGTATCTTGATGTTCTTTCCTGTACTTATAAGCTGCATAGATTGCGGCAGTACCTACAGCACCCTTCGACACATTCTCCAAACCTTGTGCAACATACTTAGTGCCAGTCTCATCACCTTCTTTAAGAAGCTTAGCTCCTTTAGCAATGTCAGCACTACCGGACAAAGCACCCATAGGGCTATGCTTGTATGTCCATGTCATAGCGTTAGCCATGAAACGAGGGAACGGTACAACTGTAGAGCCAATAGGACCAAGCTCTTCAATGAACTTCACAGCGTGAAACATTGGACCCTTAGTGGGCATCTTACTGAACGTAGCAGCCAATGCTTCGTCTGTAGCGTTACGCAGCACATCGAATGGCACATTCTTATTCTGAGCCAACACATCGTACATGTCGATACCAACACGGTTGAGTTGTTTCTCAACAGACGATGTGAAGATTGCTTTACGGAAGAAGGCATCTTGAGCAACGTTCAAAGTGTTTGCATATTGTGCAAGCTTTGACAAGTCGTTAGCGTTTGCTTCACCAGCAGTCTTCAAGATTCTGTTATGCAGTGCAGGCGATCCAGCCAACAAAGCTTCGGCAACATCAGAGGACAAGTCTTTCTGACCAAGATAGAATGTTGTGCGAACAGCATCATCGAACACACCCTTCATACCACCAGTGAAACTACCAGTGACGGGCTGACCTGTTGCAAACTCAGTTGCTGTTTTACCAACACGGTATAGCGCTGATTCGATAGCTTCAGAGGCTGCGCCGAATGTCACAACACCAACACCAGAGAATCCGTTACGAATGGTGGTGGCAACTTGCGACACCATCAAAGCTTTGAGTTCACGATCAAGACGCATTGCGCCATCACGCAGACCGGTGAATGCTGATGTCAGTGCGCTTCGGT